ATACCCATGATATGTCATTTGGGGGTGGGCTTTGATCAGATCAAAGCCCACCCCCAAATGACATATCATGGGTATCAACCTAATGATGTGGTCAGAGAAGCGTTGAAGAAGGCGCATATCTTTGGTTATCCTAACATCTGGCCAGAAACCTCATGTATCGCTGTACTTGAGGCGATGAGTGCTCAATGCGAGGTAGTATGCCCCAACCATGCGGCATTATTCGAGACCACAGCTGGATATGCCCGAGAGTATCAGTTTGCCGAGGATCGTCAGGTACATGCGAATATCTTTGTCAACGTGCTGAATCAAGCCATCGAGAATATCCGTAGTAAAAACACTGAAGCTAAGTTATCAACAGCCAAACGTCACATTGATACGCATCATAGTTGGGAAGTGAAGAAGCAGGAGTGGGCATCGCTGTTCAGTGCTATATTACAATAAGTTATATGCATATAACGAAATACTATAAAAATAGTTAAAATAGTTCTTGACAAAAAGTCTGCAATGGTCCATAATACCCGTATTGATTAATTGAAAGAGAGATGTATTATGACTGTTCGAGTTTTCCAATATGATTTGCCCCGTGACTATTCTCCTGCTGAGCTGGAAATGTACCGTGAATTAACAGTGTTTGGCGCTGCTTCTTACGATGAAGAAAAGCATGCTGAACTGTTTGAGTACAAAGCGTCACTTAACACTGACTCACTTGATGAAGCATTTATGATATTGAATCGTTGGAATGACTCTGACCTCGAGAAGATCGAGTATATCGAAAAGATGTGTAAGTCTATGTCGGTCGGCGATATCCTTGAACTTGAGGTTGATACGGTTGTAACTACTTATATGGTTGATCGTGTAGGGTTTACGGAGATCCGTGAGCCAACTATTAATTGCTTCGCGCAGGTAGCGTAATATGATAAGTAATAAAGAAAAAGCAGTGGCCGTGGCGTGTGGATTACTCGCTGCGGTGTTTATATCGTTCGTGATGAACTCAATCGTAAAGGTTCTTGACCAACCTGACGTCCATTATAGCAATTCTACCGGTGAGTGCGTAAGAGTTCTTAATTATACCGAAGATGACGCTATTGAAATGTACAGTTGTGATAACCTTCCTTCTATGTATCGTAAAGTTTGGGTGAAATAAGATGGCTAAAGAACCAGAGAAGCATGTCCGTAAGAAGATTCGTAAACCTCGTAAAGCAATGAGTCCTGAGCAAAAGGCTGCTGCTATCGAGCGGTTGGCTAAGGCTCGCGAGAAGCGGTTAAAGGAAAATCCCCCTCAGTATAAGAATATCCACCCTGCCGTGCTTGAGTTAGACGATGAACATCCTCTACGTATGGAACGTGTTAAGGCGTGGATCAAAACTCAGCGTGAACTCGCGGCTGAGCATCGTAAGAACGAGCGTGCCGGCGTCAAGGGTGCGACTGCGAAGCGTGTTAATGCTGAGTCTTATGCTCGATCTATGCAGAATTATCTTGAGAGCAGTACGTGGACTGATATGTTTTATGGTGAGTTTCGTGAGCACCGTATGAACCGTGTCTGTACTACTATGGCATATGAGCCTGACGGGACACCAAAGCGCACTTATGGCGTGTACTATCTTGACCTCGGATATATCTATGGCTATTCTGAGGAACGAGGCGGTAAGCCAGCTGGATGGAACGCTGAGACATATGTTCCCGAGGATACCCCTGAGGCAATGACGCAAGTAAGAACTCAATCTAATGATCTGGAGAATTTCTTTGAGTAAAGTTATTGATTTTAGTAAGGCGAAAGCAAAGAAACACGGCGTGGTCGAGGTGGCCGCCGAAGCTGTTCGGGAAGATCGTCAGTATGAGGTCGATGCGACTGAAGAGGTGGTACAGGGTTATATTAATCAATTGCTAGATGAGTTGATGGATTTTGATCTAGCGGATGAGAGTGCTGAGTTTTCTCGGGACTTCATCTTTGCCACCGAGGGATTGCGGTCACTTATAATGCGAGCGCGTGGTCATAATCACTTCTTACAAGATGTGGTCGATAGCCTGATAGAAGTCCAGTATAATGAGGAAACCGATGAGGTATATGGCAATTGGCTACTCGATAAAGAAGATATGGAAGCGCAGGATCCTGAAGAAGAATAAGTTGACATTTGTTAAAAGGTATGCTATAATAGTATAACAACCAATTAATGAGTAAATAAAGATGATACTCCTAGATCTAAACCAAGTAATGATCGCTAACATGATGAAGCATATCGCCATGAGTGGTCAAGAATTTAATGAAGAGCTGGTTAGGCATATGGTGCTTAACAGCCTCCGCAGCTATAAGACCAAGTTCAGCGCGCAGTATGGTGAGATGATTATCTGCTGCGATGACCGCAACTACTGGCGCAAAGATGTATTCCCATACTATAAAGCCCATCGTAAGAAGGATCGTGAGAATTCATCTGTCGATTGGAGTAAGGTATTCAATTCCTTGAACAAGATACGTGAGGAGCTGAAGGAGTTCTTCCCATATCGCGTGATACAGGTTGAGCACGCTGAGGCTGATGATGTCATTGGTGTACTCGCTACTCGTCACGGTGTATGGCTGAATAACGAAACCTCTGAGCGTATCCTGATACTGTCAGGTGATAAGGACTTTGGTCAGTTACAGAAATACAGTAATGTCGACCAGTTCAGCCCCATCACTAAGAAGAATATCACCATCAAGGATCCGAGGCGTTTCCTACGTGAGCATATTATGCGCGGCGACCGAGGTGATGGTATTCCTAACTTCCTATCATCTGATAGTTGTATCATGACAAGCGAGCGCCAAAAGCCTCTGGCAACTAAGAAGATAGACGTATGGGTTGATCAAGAGCCAGAGCAGTTCTGTACTGGCGATATGCTACGGAACTATCGTAGGAATGAGCAACTGGTTGACCTTGATATGGTGCCTCAAGAGATTAGTGATCAAATCAATGAGAAGTTTGATAACTATGAGAAGCCAGCCAAGCGTGGTCTGCTCAACTACTTCATCAAGTTCAAGCTAAAGAATCTTATCGAATATATCGGAGATTTCTGATGTATTATATATCAAGTGGTGATAGGCGGTTAGGCACATACGATAGTTTGGAAGAAGCGATGAATGCTATGGAAGAGTTCACTACAGTTGGCGGATATGATATGGTTATTGTTGAGAAGGTGTCATAATGGCTAAGACGTATATTCATGTGAATCAACATAAGATCCGTGCTAATTTGAAGCATGGGAAGGATGATCCGGTCATCACAGTCAAGTCAGGCAAAACGAATAAATATTGTCATGACGTGGAGATACTTGGCCCAAGTAGGGTTATGTACTCTGAAACTGATAAACCCATACTATCGTGCGGTGCGCGTGTAGTAATAGTAACTGAATCTGATGTAATAACACATCTACGTGAGGAAACAAATGCGACATAATACTTTTCATGAAGTCTTCCAAAAAGTATCGGATGCTCCGATCAAGAAAGACAAGATAGCCATCCTGCATAAGTACAGTAGTGCGGGGATGAAACAAGTCCTAGGATACACCTATGACCCCAATGTCAAATGGCTGCTCCCTGACTCCGATCCCCCATACAGACCACTCCCTAAGTCAGCTGATCAAGAGGCTCGACTCATATCTGAATTGCGGAAGATGTACCTATTCGTTGATGGTCCAACTGATACGCAGAAGAACCTGAATCCCGCCAAGCGCGAGAGCCTGTTCATCCAAATGCTAGAAGTTGTAGATCCTGATGACGCAAAGGTTATCCTCGGCATGAAGAACCGCAAACTACTATACAAAGGTCTGACCAAAAACCTAGTAGCAGAAGCGTTTCCCAACCTAGCAAAAGACTGGAACTAAGAAGAAGGTAGCATCACTATGGCCAATAAGATTAAGAAACGCTTCAAGCAATACACTGAAGATAATCTAAGGGTTAAGAAACTCAAAACTGAAGCTCGGCATAATGCTAAGATAAAACTTGAAGGAGCCACCGCTAATATGCAGTGGGAAGAAATAGATTATGAATCAACTCAAAGCAGCAGCCATAATAGGTAATGGACCAAGCCGTGAACCTATTGATCTCTTCACTCTGGCTTTAAATGCTACTACATTCGGATGTAACGCACTCTATCGTGACTTCGGGGTACTTGATTACCTCGTAGCCATCGATGAGGGTATGATCAAAGAGATAGAAAGCCATAGGTCACTGCTACCCAACACCACTATCATATTCCCGCCTGAAGATGAGAGGTGGGAGTCTGCTGAGTATAGCGTCCCCCGCCGCAGATCTAATGCTGGTATGAATGCTATGTCTGAGGCTATCAAGCTTGGTCATAATGTACTGTATTGTCTAGGGTTTGACTTCATACTCGAGGGCAAGGAATCAGTTGGTAATGTCTACAAGGGTACAAAGAACTATGGACCCGAGACAGCTGCCCAAGAGGCTGATTCATACTGGCGCATACGATACTTTGAGTGGTTTGCTCGACAACACCCTGACGTAACAATCATAATGGTCATCCCTGACGATGGCAAGAATCATCAGATCCAAGCTGACAATGTTAAAGGTATGCGGTTAAGCAAATTCACCAGTAAGCTAGACAAAGGATAACAGAATGTCATTAGAATGGACTATTATAGTGTTGGGGTTTGTTGTAGCTAACACATACTTTTCATACAGGTATGGGTTTGAGCAGGGGGAGGAATCGGGCATCGCTGCTCTACTAGCAA